TTTTCATTCTTCTTCCTCCTTTTCTTTCTCCTCATAGGCGCATTCGGGGCAGACCTCGGTGATGACGAGGGGGCCGAACGAGTTGGTGCTACTGATAGATGCTGGGTAGGGTCCAGACTCTTTGATCTTTTTGGTGCGGCCGCACACGGGGCATTCGAGGATAGTTTTCACGGTGCGTCCTCCCATACGGAGATGTAGGTATGGAGAAGGGTCTGTCCTGGGCACTCATCCGGCAGCTCCCATATCTCGGTTGTCAGGGCCTTTCTCCACCACTCGAGTCGTCGTTGCTCGAGTTTGACAAGGGCTTCGATGAGTTCGTCGAGATCATCCATCACGGCCACGCTTTCCAGAGTTCGATGCCGAGGTATGCGACCCCCATCCACAGGGCGATGATGAAGGGTGCGATAAGGGCTGCGAACCACCAGGAGAGATTAGTGACGAGGCGATCCACATCATCGTCGGTTTTCATTGGTTCTTCTCCAATCTTTCCAGTCGTTCATAGATGTCCTTGATCATGTCGAGCACCTGGAGCATGGCTGCCTCGAGATCGGTTTGTTTCTCGGTTTCCGGGGTTCCTTCGAGTCCGTCCGTGCATTGGGGACATTCGTCGAGCATTTTCACCTCCTGCATGACGTGAATGTTGTCCTCCTCGGCATCGAGGAACCACCGCACATATCGGCCCTCGGTGCCGCACTGTCGGCATTTCCAGAGTACCGTCCTCCATTTCAGGGTGGTTGTCATTCCTCCCTCCCATACACAGCGTCAAGTATGTCGAGGCAATGCTGTATCGCTGCCCTGTTACCAGCATTCTTCCAGCGTCTCATCTCCTGCCGTATCAGCGCCCGGGCGACGCGGGATTGGCATTCATAATAATCAATCTCTACCTTGAAGACTTCATAAGTTGGGGTAGGCCGACCACGCCACTGTTTTAAACGTTTAAAAAACTTCTTCGCACGCTCGATAGTTGTCATCTCACCACCTCTTTACGTTTTTGGTCGAATTCTTTGCGGAGATCCGCTAGGTGGATTACGATGACGATTCCTGAGACGGGGGAGATTGTGATTACGTTACCGACAGCAACTCGCAGCCCATCGCAAAGGGCTCTTATTCGGTAGGCTGCGAGCCCAAGTTCAGCGAGTCTGTCCCCGACAAAGATCAAGAATCTATCTTCGTTAATCATGTCCACAGGGCTCATGGGTTTGCTCCTTTACGACGCAGAGTTTTCTTTCACTTTTCTCCTTGACGCGTTCGATAAACTCTCCGAGATCGAGTTGGGCCTCGGCGCAGGTCAATTCCCAGTTCATATTTGCGTTACTGGGCATCCCGTCACGCAGGAGGATTTCAAATAAGCGGGTGGCGTATGTTATGGCCTCCATTGCGTCTTTCAGTGCCTCTATGGTTGTTGCGAGATCCATGTCACGCGTACTCATCGTCGTCCTCCTTCTCGGGGAACAGATCGGGGTTGACCCTCACGAAATCGGGCCAGCAGTGGTCATGCACCTCAAATCCGGGGTGTGAGGATATTTCGGTCGGCTTCATCTTTAGGTCACAGTGCTCGCATTTTCTGAGCTTGTACACGGTCATGTTGATGATGTGGTCTGGCATGAGGACGCTCCCGATCTCCGTGATGATCCGCAGCTTTATCGAACCGGTTGCACAGATGCGCCGATGTCGGGCCTCGGTCCACCCGTGCTGCTCCTTGAGGTCGGTCTCGATGATGAGGTGGTCATCCTCTGTCACTACGGCATAGAGATTCTCAGAGAGCTGGTCGATCTTGTGTTCAGTCTTGATTTGCGAGATGTAGAGGTCTTTCATAGGGATGCCCCGTCATAAGTTGCGAACCGGTATTCTGCCTGACGTTCCTCGTGGTTGGGACGGCATTTCGCGCACACCCGTATATATCGCTTATCGGGGCTATAGAAGGGGTTTTCACATTGGAGACAAGGACAATAGCCGGCGTGTCCGTTCGGTTCTGCCTTGATCTTTTTGCTTTCGTAGCCCCATTGTTTCTTTTCTCTCTTACACTTGCGTTCGTGGTCTTTCTGGCAGGTCGGGTCGTAGCATGTGGCCTGGTTTGTCGTTTGGCGTTCGACGGTTTTTCCGCAGTATGGGCAGGTAAACGTGCCCCGGTTCTTTGCCTCGGGGTCTGTATGGGCTTGTCTCCAGATTGCGTCTTTTCTGGACTTTCCGACTCGTGAACAGTGGGGGGAGCAGTACTTCTTGAACAGGTGTCTCGCTTCGAACCATTGGCCGCAAGCAAAGCATCGGACCATGATTGGGATTGACTTTCTCATACGTTGCCTCCGTTGGTGAATCTTGCGAGGTTTGGGTTCCAGGCCAATTCAACTTGACCGATTGCCCCGTGTCGGTTTTTCAGAATGACTGCTTCTGCCTTGTGTGGGTTGGCGTCTTGCCTATCCACTCCGGGCCGGTAGATGCCTATAACGATATCTGCGTTTTCCTCAATGGTGCCGGATTCACGTAGGTCTGAGAGTGCTGGTGCCCGCTGTTCTCGTTGACTGGTTCGGTTGACTTGGCTGAGGGCGAGCACTACGCACTTGAATTTCTTTGCCAGGGCCTTGAGTTCGCTGGTATATGCCGAGAGTTGCCGATTCCTCGACTCGTACCTTTTCTGGTCCTTGATCCCGAGGAGTTGAAGGTGGTCGATTACAATCAACCCGATGCGCTTACCCACGGGGAGGGAGTTCGCGATCTCTTCACATCTCAACTCGATATCGGTTGGTGAGGCGGGACTGTCGTCGAGGTAGAACGGGAATTCCAGGTAGTTGTTTAGTTGGGTCTCAGCCTTCTTTGCAGATGAAGAAATTACGTTGTCTCTTTCGTGGTTGATTTTCGCCAGGAGCCTTCTGATGTTTTCAGTGTTGGTCATCTCGAGAGAGAAGACGATAACCCCTTCTTTCTGTTGTGCCGTGTTAAGGGCTATATCGAGAGCCATTGCCGACTTGCCCATCGAGGTTCTGCCGGCGAGTACTACGAGGTCTCCGGGCTTGTATCCTCCGGTGAGCCAGTCAATATCTCTAAATCCGGTATCTAGGGAAGGATTCCTGCCAAGTTCTTTCAGCATCTCCTCTTCGTCTATGGCAATGTTGACGGCCTCTTGAAAGCTCTTTGGCGTTGAGTCCTTGATCTCTGTGCTGTCGGTGTATGCGAGTTGGATTTCAGCCACGTGGTCAAGTGCGATGTCTCTGAATGTGGCCTCATTGGCCTCATCGATACGCTCCGAGACCCTAACAACCACATCTCGAAAGTTCCTCCTCCACCGGAGAGGTCGTAGATCGTGTAACAGGAATTCCATGAACTGATGACCGGTCATTCCAGCCTCCATGCTCATCGTTCCCTTGCCGTGCCAGAGCATTTCCTCCATGATATCGCTGAATCCATCGTGCCACTTGTCCTGTTTCATGAGTTGGTTCTTGATGTTGGCCTCGTTTGGTGCTGCGCCGTTCGCAAGGAGGTACTTATAGGCTTCGTGGATGTCCCGGTGTTCCTGTCGGCTGAAAAGGTCAAACGGTTCCTTGCAGAGGAGGCGCATGGCACTTAAACAGTGGGAGTAGTAGTCTGCATAGTTGAGCCACATAGGAAAGCCCAGCGCTTCCAGTTCGAGCTGATTATTCTTGAATTCCACCTAACTCCTCCAGTCTTTGGGTTCGGCGTACGATTTCCTGTTCGTTTTCGACGATGGTTTGTCTGTAGTGTTCAACGGCCCGAGGGTCTTCTTTTTCGACCTCGATTCTCCTTTCCAGGAGTGCGTTGTCCCTTTTCATCATCTCGATGACCCCGCGGTGCCTTGTTATCTCCTCCTCTCTCGTTATTTTGGGTACTTGCGTTTTTGTCCTGGATTGCAGGTTCTCTTCCCAAGACTTTGGACGAAGCCAGTTTCTAAAAGCAGCATGGTAGTCTTTGTACTGCTTTCCCTTCTCGGCCATCCAGTCGATCCATTGCTCATAGCTTTGGGGCACATCCCGGTATGGGAATTTTTCCTGGAGCTCCGGGAAGGATTTTTTGATCTGTTTGAGTTGCTCTTGCTTTTTGGGGCGTTCTTCTTGTGTATTCTTCTTGTGTATTCTTATTGAGTCTTCTTCTTTAGTATTATTAGTGTAACTCTGTGCTACAGGTGTTGTAACTTTATGCTGCACCCCCTGTAGTTCTCTGCTACAGGTCTTGTAGTCCTCTGCTACAGGTGTTGTAGCACAGTGATACAGGTTGGGTCGGCCAGGTTGCTTAGATACGGTGATTATTTCTTTTTCTTCAAGGCCCCTTACCGCCCTACTCACCGTGACACGATGGTAGCCCGTTTCCTTCGCTATTGAGGAAGCAGAGGGCCAACACCCGTCACCATTCCACTCATGGCTCTTAATAACTATCCAGACGAGTTTCTCTGTTGGGGTGAGCTTATCATCCCGGAGCACCACATTGGGGATCTGTGTGAAGTCTCTTGGCAACTACCCTTCCTCCTCCTTGTACCAAGCCCTGGGTTTGTGTTGATCCGATCCTCGTCGCCGGCTTTTGGGCATCACGGTATTCATGGCGTACAAGACGGCCTGAATCCTCGAATCGTTCAGAGCGTCCCTCAGACTCTCACCAGACTGCATCATGATTGTTCCGAACTGACACCCCGGCCAAATGACGATCGTGGAACTACGGGCCATCTCGTCGAGTTTTACGGCGAGTGTGGGTAATTCCTTGACCACGAAGTCGGGCACGATCTCGAGTCTTGCCCGGTGATCGTAGTTGCGGAAATAGGGCCAGGTCTCTGGGGGGTTGACCGGTCGCTTGCGATTCGAACGGCTCCCGACCACTGGCTCCTCCTTGTAGTAGGTCAACCCCTCGATGGCCCTAAGTTCGTCCACGTATCGCTCTGGCTCCTCCAGCACCAGGCACCGCTTGATGAAGAAGTGGTCTTTTACGTCCACGGCATGAGTCTTGATGTCGGACCACATCCCGCCGATGGTGTAAATGACGTTGACGATTTTGTCTGTCTGCCTGCCAACCACTGCAATCGCCGCGTCCTCATAGTCGATTTTCAACGGATCACCGAACGTTACGGCCATAACCATAAGGTCGAAAACGGCCTCCCTATTGCCCCTTGTGAGGGTCCATTGTCGTTCATGTAAGTCGTATTCGGTTTTTGGGGCACTATCCAACATCGTAGTCCCATCCCTTGATCCAGAGTTGATCTAGGTGGAATGTTCTTAGGAATTTTTCACACATCCACGATTCTCCCATGCTATACATATAGGGTGCCAACTCTCTTATATACCTACGCTCCTCGTCGGCATGTCGTTTACTGTCCGCTATCCACTCGATCATTTCCTGGGAGCGGTCGTCGAGCTGGCGAATTAACCTCAGATATTTTTCTAGAATCTTGACCGCAGGATCAGGGCCGTACTTCTTGTTCCAGTCAATATCGCACTGGAGTTCTTCGATTATTCCGTTCTTGCTAGTCATCCTCAAACCTCCGCGGTCTTGAACGATGTGAACCATTTGCGGTTTCCCCACCGGTAGTAGATCACGGTGAATATTGACAGGGCGATCACCTCGTCGTCGTTCTTCCTTCCGGTGACGGCGTTTTCGTATGATTGAATCCAATCCCTCTTGTCGTAATCCCACTTGAACCCGAGCAGTTCGTTGATGGTGTCTGGGCAGTGGATCACCAGGCCGAGGTCGTGGATCATCCTCTGGGCCTGTTCGAGCATCGCCCTTTTAGACGTGCCTTGAGTCCTCCACCCGAGAGCGGCCTTAACCTGTTTCTTCACCTGGGCCAGGGGTCCGTGGTCCCGGTAGATGTTCGGGTATCCGGTTCGCATCCAGCCCTTGTTGCGGTCATGGGGTCCAGTGGCGTGCTTCAGGAAGTCGAGCATGGAGACCCCGGGACCGTTTCGCTCCACGGCGAGCAGGGCGGTGTTGTAGTAGAGTCCAAGCTGCCATGCGACCTGACCGGCCTCGAGAGCGTCTATCGTGCAGTTTTTCCACTTGGCTACCATTTCTGGCAGCTCGTCTGGGTTCATGGGGAGGCCCCACACCTGTTGAACATGCCAGTCCTGTTTACGGCCCTCGCACACGTCCGCAGCGATGATGTAGTGCCGCTCCGGTTCGGGGTGCTCCCATATCTTGAGGGAGCCCCGAGGGTTTTCATGGAGCGTGACGAGTTGTTGTTCGGCTATGTCGCCCATGAGATATCTCCCTGGAAGACCGGCTTGCGGACCATCCCGCCCCTCTTCTCAGGTCGGAGCATGAACTGAAGGGCCTTGGTGTCGAACCATCCTTCACCCGTGGCCGCAAATGCCCTCTCTGCCGACATGGGGAATTCCCGGTCGAACGTTACCTGATCGTCATCACACTGTTGTCGCTTCGTGTGGACGTACCAGTTGGCTTCCTCCGGGGTGAGGTTGAACTCTTTGATGAATTCCTCCTCTTCCTCGGTGAATGATTTTTTGAAGTCTTTTGCTGGCGGGAGCGAGTAGTACGGGAATCCCTGCCAATCCACGAAGATCGCCTCGGTCTGAATGAGCTTTTCCTGGGCAGCCCGAAAGCGGGAGTGGAAGTAATCTCCCGGGCCGAGTGCCGTGCTCTCCCAGACGATCAAGGTGTCAGGCCGGTGTGGTGTGCATTGCATAAGTGCGGCCATCGGCATCTTGGGGTTTTCCCACATTGCAAGTTCGGTAACATGGACATAGTTGAGCCGGCCCGATCTGCCGAGATGCTTGTTGTTTGCCGTGTCGATCCTGATTCGAGAATAGTGGGGCGGCGCGAATGCGAGCCCCCTGATGGATCTGTGGGATAGCGGTTTAGGATTGGGGGAATGAT